ATGCAAGAGTGGCTAGAATCCATTGCTAGTGACCCTAAGCATGGCCCTAAAGTTGCATTTGATTGCCTAATGGCAGTATCTGAATACCATGTCCCTAAACTAGCTCGTACTGAAGTAGTAGGTGATGCTAAAGCTCCTCAACGAATGGTGGTGTCTTGGAAGAAGTCCTAGATATTGAATTGGACTATTGTCCAAGAGATGTATTCTTAGACTTCCATGAACGCCAAGAACGCTGGGCTGTCATCGTAGCGCATAGACGCTGTGGTAAAACTGTTTCCTGTATTAATGAGTTGATATATAAAGCACTTATTGAAAACAAAGAGGATGGGAGATACGCTTATGTTGCCCCTTATTACAGCCAAGCTAAAAACATTGCTTGGGACTATCTCCTTAGGTTCTCTAAGCCTGTTATGGCAAAGGCTAATCAAAGCGAACTTTGGGTCGAACTCATTAATGGTGCGAGGATTCGACTGTTTGGTGCTGACAATGCTGATTCCTTGCGTGGTCTTTACCTTGATGGCATCGTACTTGATGAATATGCTGATATGCGCCCTCGTATTTGGGGTGAAATTATTAGACCACTCCTCGCAGACAGACTAGGTTGGGCAGTATTTATTGGTACACCAAAGGGTCATAATGCCTTTTGGGATGTGTATAGCAATGCTTTACAGTCACCAGATTGGTACGCCAAAACCCTAAGAGCTAGTAAGACAGGGTTATTGCCGCCGGAAGAATTAGCCGATGCTGCTAAGTCAATGACTCAAGACCAATACTTACAAGAGTTTGAATGTGACTTTGAAAGCGCTATTTTAGGGGCTTATTACGGTAAAGAGATGCGAGCCTTGACCGATGCTGGTCGTATTACCGAGGTAGAGTATGACCCACTATTCCCTGTACATACCGCCTGGGACTTAGGTTACTCAGACGATACAAGCATTTGGTGGTATCAAGTGGTACATGGCGAAATAAGGGTTCTTGACTACCATTCATCCAATGGACAGGCTATTGCTTACTACACAGGGCTAATTCAAGCTAAAGAACAAGAGTACAAATACAAATATGGAACGCATTGGCTGCCCCATGATGCAAGAGCAAAGACTTTAGCAAGCGGTGGTAAAAGCATCATTGAGCAATTAAGTGTTAAAATTCCTATAGAAAAGATGAAGATTGTCCCAAGTTTATCGTTACAAGACGGAATTCAAGCAAGTAGGCTTGCATTACTGCGTTGCTGGTTCGATACAAAATGTGACGATGGCATTGAATGTTTACGGCAATATCAGCGTGAGTACGATGAAGATAGAAAAGTATTTAGGGATAAACCTAGGCACGATTGGACTTCTCACGGTGCAGACGCATTTAGAATGATGAGTATTGCTTGGCGTGAAGAAGAAAAAGCATTGCCCAAAGATGACAAGATTAGAGGGTTGTTTGTAGGTAAAACTGATGTAACGCTGAACGAGATGTGGAAAACAAATCCCACTCGCTCAACAGGGAGATATTAATGACGCATACATACGAAAAGTGGTACAACACCATTATGGGTTACGAAAGAACCTATAAGAAGTGGGAAAACCGCACAGACCGCATAATTCGTAGGTACAAAGATGATAGTCGCTTCCAAAACAACCCTAATGCTCGCTTCAATATCCTATGGAGCAATGTACAAACAATCCAACCTGCTATCTTTGCTAGACTTCCAAGACCTGATGTATCTCGTAGATTTAGGGATAATGACCCTATAGGCCGTGTAGCATCAATGATGCTTGAAAGAGCTTTAGAGTTTGAGATTGAGCATTACGGTGATTACAAAGCCTCAATGAACTACGCTGTACTTGACCGTTTATTAGGCGGCAGAGGCACAGCTTGGGTTCGTTATGAGCCGCATATTGCTGGTGAAGTAGAGGATGAGCCTGAAGATGGCTACCAAGTTACCGAAGATACCGATGAAGCTGAAACTGAAGGCGGCATGGAGAATGAGAACCAGGAGCGCATTGAGTATGAGTGCTGCCCTGTAGACTATGTTCATTGGCGTGACTTTGGTCATACCGTAGGTAGAACTTGGGAAGAAGTAACCGCAGTCTGGCGTAAGGTTTACATGAACCGCCCTGCATTGGTAGAGCGTTTCGGTGAAGAAGTTGGCGGTAAAGTGCCACTTGACACTAAGCCAGAAGATTTAAAGCGTTCAGAAAAGCCAGTAGAAGGTTCTTACGAAGCCCTTATCTATGAGATTTGGGATAAAGAAACAGGCAAAGTCCTGTGGATTAGCAAGTCATTAGGCAAGATTCTTGATGAGCGTGATGACCCATTGCAATTAGAAGGATTCTGGCCTTGTCCAAAACCTTTGTATTCCACAATTACTACAGATAGTCTTGAGCCAATCCCTGACTTTACAATGTACCAAGACCAAGCTAGAGAGCTTGACACCTTGGCAGACCGCATTGATGGCTTGATTAACGCATTAAAAGTGCGTGGTGTATACGATGCTTCTAACTCTGAGCTACAGCGTTTATTCTCCGAAGGCGAAAACAATACCCTAATCCCTGTTAAAAACTGGGGTGCATTTGCTGAGAAGCAAGGCATGAAAGGCGCTATTGACCTAGTAGACATCGCTCCTTTTGCTTCTGCTTTAGTGTCCTGCTATCAGGCTATGGAGCAGGTTAAGGGTCAAATTTACGAAATCATGGGTATTGCCGATATTCAGCGTGGTCAAACTGACCCCAATGAAACGCTTGGCGCTCAAATTATTAAGTCAAATAACGCTGCCGGTCGTTTAAAGACTATGCAGCACAATGTAGTGGATTTTGCTACTAAGCTGTTGCAAATCAAAGCGCAGATTATCTGCAATCATTTTACCGATGACACAATATTAAAAATATCTGGTGCATCACAGTTGAGTCAACAAGACCAACAAGTGATTCCACAGGCTTTAGAACTGCTTAGAAACGAAACAGCGGCAAACTTCCGTATCGAGGTTACTACTGATTCAATGATTTTCCAAGATGAGGAAGCTGAAAAGAATAACCGTATGGCTTTCTTGGCGGCAGTCGGTGGATTTATGCAAACCGCATTACCTGCGGCTTCTGCCCAGCCTGAACTAGCTCCAATGCTTATGGAGATGCTCAAGTTTAGCGTTACCGCATTTAGAGCTGGCAAGCAATTAGAAGGCATTATTGACGAAACAGCAGACCAAATTAGAGAAGTAGCACAGCAATCTAAGGGTCAGCCTAAGCCGCCTCCTCCTGAAATTCAGAAAATGCAAATGCAAATCCAAGCTGAACAGCAGAAGATGCAACAACAGGCTCAGATGGAGCAACAGAAGATGCAGATGCAAAATGAGCTGGAGAAAGCCAAACAAGAGTACCAGGCTCAAGAAAATCAGCTTAAGTTCCAGTTAGAAGAAAAGCGCAACATGGAAGAAATGAACATGGAAGCGCAATTAACTAAAATGAAGTTAGAGCTGGAGAATAATAAAGCTATCCTCTTAGCTTACTTGGATAATTCGACTAAAATAGAAACTGCTCGAATTGGTCAAGGATTAACTGACGGCTCAGATGCTTATATTGAGGCAGTAGAGCAAGCTCGCAACCTACAAGATACGATGGGATTCTCACAAATGGCAAATCATCCACTACAGCCAGCAATGGAAAATATGCAACAAACCAACGCTCAGTTGACCCAAATGGTAGCTGCATTGATGCAGAAACTATCCCAACCTAAGCAAGTTATCCGTGATGAAAACGGTAAGATTATTGGAGTTAACTAATGGCCTCAAACTTAAAGTATTCAAACGGTACTAGAGATGCCCAGCAAACAGGGTTAATTACCTATGCTGGTTCAGGTTCTATTATTCGCTTATATGACGGCACTCAACCAGCTAACGCTAATACTGCTATCTCTACCCAAACCCTATTAGTTAGCCTAACGGTTGCCGGTTCTTTTGGTACAGATTCTAACGGTACGATTACTTTAGGCTCAGTTACAAGCGGAACAGCCGTAGCATCAAGCACAGCTACCTTTTTTCGCATAGTTAAATCTGATGGCACAACCGTAGTGATGGATGGCTCAGTTGGCACTTCTGGCGCTGATATGAACTTAAACAGCACAGTTATATCATCAGGTCAAACTGTTGCCATTACTGCTGGTACATTTATTCGTGGTAATGCTTAAAGGCTTATATGGCTCTTATTCTTAAAGACAGAGTACAAGAAACAAGTACAACGACAGGCACAGGGACATTGACCCTTGCTGGCGCTGTTACTCAGTTTCAGACTTTTTCTAGCGCAATTGGTAACGGCAATACAACTTATTACACTATCTACAACGCTGGGGCTTCAGATTGGGAAGTGGGTATTGGTACTGTAGGTGCAGGAACTTTAGCTAGAACTACTGTACTTGCATCCAGTAACGCTGGTTCTTTAGTTAGTTTTACAGGTACTTTGTATGTGTTTTGCGATTACCCTGCTGGCAAAGCAGCGTACCAAGATGCTAGTGGTGTTATTAACAACGCTACATTTAACGCTACAACTAGCGTCATTACTCCTATTGTCCAGGCTACAAACTCAGGTGGTTTAGCGCTTAAAAATTCCGCAGGTACAACCCAAATAAGCATGGGTGCTGGCGGTGGCGATAATGTGTCAGTTAATGTATCTACTAACTTAAATGGTGCAAACGCACAAATAGACATTAGCCCTACTGGAACAGGTCATGTACACATGAACCCTTCTGGTTCAGGCTCAGTTGAGATTAATCCTACAAGCGTAGGCACAATAAATAATATGACCATTGGAGCTACAACTCCTAAAAATGGTAGTTTTGTAGATTTAAGCGTAACAGGCACAACCAGTTTTGATGGTAGCCAGGGAACTGCTGGTCAAGTATTAACTTCTGCTGGCACAGGCGCTACGCCTACATGGTCTACACCAACTACAGGCACAGTCACTTCTGTAAGCGCTACAGTACCTTCTATATTCTCAGTATCAGGCGTACCAATTACAGGTTCTGGCACTATTGCCATGACTTATAGCGGTACAGCATTACCAGCCGCCAATGGAGGCACAGGACTTACAAGCCCAGGCACAGCAGGTAATGTATTGACATCTACAGGTACTGGTTGGTCTAGTGTTGTTTTTTCTGGTTCTGCCACACCAATTACACAAAACCTAGACATCGTATCTACAAATCAAACAATAGCTGCCGGAAGCAATGGATTCTCTGTAGGCCCTATGACTATTAATAGTGGTATTACAGTAACCGTAGCTTCTGGACAAAGATGGGTGGTAATTTAATATGGCACTTACATTAACTGGAACATCTGGCACAGCTTCAGTAAATTCTTCTACTGGCGTTGGTTTTGCTACTTGGGCAACAGGCGGTAGACCTAGTTCACCTGTAACAGGACAAACAGGATACAACACTTCATTTGGTGGTTTAGAAACTTGGAATGGAAGCTCTTGGATTCTTGTTGCTAATCAAAATGGAAATTATTCTGCATCATATTTAGTTATTGGCGGTGGCGGAGCTGGAGGAGGTGGTAATTCTGCTTCATCAGGTGGCGGAGGAGGAGGAGCTGGTGGTTATCGTTCTTCAGTTTCTGGAGAATCTTCTGGTGGAGGTGCATCTGCGGAATCAGCTCTTAGTTTAGCTGTTGGAACTACTTACACAATTACTGTCGGTGCTGGTGGTGCTGGGGTTACAGGTGGTAATGCAGGTAACAACGGAAGTTCATCTGTATTTGCTTCTATTACTAGTTCAGGCGGTGGAGGTGGAGGCGGTTCAGGTTCAGGTGCAAACCAACCAAATGGAGTTGCTGGTGGCTCTGGTGGTGGCGGTTGCGGAGAAAACACTATTGCTACAACAGGTGGCTCAGGAACTACAGGACAAGGCTACGCTGGTGGCTCAACTACCAGTAGTACAGGCGCACCAAATTATCCATCAGCAGGCGGCGGTGGCGCTGGAGCAGTCGGTAGTGGAACAAACAATACAAGCGTTGCTGGAGCTGGTGGCGTTGGTGTTGCATCTTCTGTAACTGGCACTTCTGTTTATCGTGCTGGAGGCGGTGGTGGCGGAACTTATGCTGGTGGTACTGTAGGTGCTGGTGGTAATGGAGGCGGAGGAACTGGTGGTAGTCCATCTGGAGCTACTGCTGGAACAGCTAACACAGGTGGTGGCGGTGGTGGAACTTGTAACGGAATTACTAGTGCTAATGGTGGTTCAGGTGTGGTTATAGTATTAGTACCTACAGCAAACTATTCAGGTACAACTTCTGGTAGCCCCACAGTAACTACTTTAGGCTCTAATACAATTATGACTTTTACATCTTCAGGAAGCTATACAGCATGAGTACAATAAACGCTGGAACTACCTCGACTACAGCATTTTCAGTAACTGGTGACACTACTGGAAATATTGCTTTAGCTCCTACAGGTGGAATTGTTGATGCTGGAAGTGCTACTGGTGCGTTTAATCCACCAAGAGGAACAACCGCTGAAAGACCAGCTAGTCCGTCTAACGGAGCAACAAGATATAACACCACTTTAAATACTTATGAGGTCTATAACGGAAGCTGGCAAACTTTAGCGGCACAAGCATATTCTGCATCTTATTTAATTGTTGCTGGTGGTGCTGGAGGTGGAGGTACTGGAGCAGGAAACGGTATTGCTGGAGGCGGTGGTGCTGGCGGATTACTTACTAATACAACAACATTAAATGTAGGAACAACATATACCATTACTGTTGGAGCTGGCGGTGCTGGTGGAGCATCTGGAAGTAATGTAGGAGTTAATGGTTCAAATTCAGTATTTAATTCTTTAACTGCTATTGGCGGTGGTGGAGGTTCTCCTGGTCGTGATGCAAATATAGCTGGAGCTTCAGGCGGTTCTGGTGGCGGCGGTGGTGGAGGCGGAGGTGGTAGCGGAACAACTCCTGGCTCTGGCACAAGTGGTCAAGGATTTGCTGGCGGAACTGGAAGTGGCTCTGCAGCCAACTATGGTGGTGCTGGTGGAGGTGGCGCTAGTGCAGTAGGAGTAGACGGCTCAGGTTCAGGAGGTGGTACTGGCGGCGCAGGGACAGCATCATCTATAACAGGTTCTTCTGTTACCTATGCTGGCGGAGGCGGAGGAGCTGCTGTTACTACCGCTGGTTCAGGTGGAGCAGGTGGTGGTGGAGCTGGTGGAAATAGAGCTAATTCTCCTGCCGCTGTTGCTGGTACTGCTAATTTAGGTGGCGGTGGAGGTGGTGCTGGAAATGATACTAGCGGTTCTGCTGGTGCTGCTGGTGGCTCAGGCGTAGTAATCCTATCTGTACCTACAGCAAACTACTCAGGCACAACATCAGGCTCTCCAACTGTTACAACATCTGGCTCAAACACAATTATTAAATTTACTTCTAGTGGAAGCTACACAGCATGACAACTATAATAACTGCGGATGATGGTGCGGTATCAGGCTCAGCTGGACTTAAATCTACTGCTGATAGTTCTGGTACTTTAGGACTTGTTTCTACTTCAGGAATTGTTACTACTGCTGGAAATACAGGCGGCTTTATTCCGCCTAGCGGAACTACAGCACAAAGACCTAGTAGTCCTGTAGCTGGTACAACAAGATACAACACTACTTTAAATACTTACGAAGTTTACAACGGAGCATGGCAAACATTAGCAGCACAGGCTTATGCTGTTTCTTATCTTATAGTTGCTGGAGGCGGTGCTGGTGGTTCAGGTGGTGGTGGTGCTGGTGGTTTATTAACTGGTACAAGTTCATTAGCATCTGGTACAACTTACACAATCACAGTAGGTGCTGGCGGTGCTGGTACAGCAGTTGATGGTGGTACAAGAACAAGTGGAAATAACTCAGTATTTAACGGACTAATTGCTATTGCTGGCGGTGGAGCAGGAACAACAAGTAGTAGCGGTGGAACAATTCAAGTTGGTTTAAGTGGAGGTTCTGGAGGTGGTGCAGCAGCCGATGGTAATGCAAATGACGCTGGCGGAGCAGGCACTTCTGGTCAAGGATTTGCTGGAGGTGGAAATGGCGGATTTACTACAGCACCTTATTCATCAGGAGGTGGTGGTGGAGCTTCTGCAGTAGGAGCAACATCAACTGGAGCAGGAAATTATGGTAATGGTGGTGCAGGTGTTGCATCTTCTATTACGGGTTCAAGCGTAACTTACGCTGGCGGTGGAGGTGGTGGAGCTTACTTTACTGGAACAGGCGGAACAGGTGGTAGTGGTGGAGGTGGAAATGGAACTAACAGTCTTTCTGTTGGTTCTGCTGGCACAGCTAACACAGGAGGTGGCGGTGGTGGTGCTGGTACTGGGCAAACTGGTGGTGCTGGCGGTTCAGGTGTCGTAATTCTCTCAGTACCAACTGCCAACTACACAGGCACTACATCAGGTTCACCAACAGTAACTACTAGCGGTTCAAACACAATCATTAAATTTACATCATCTGGTTCTTATACAGCTTAACAAAGGAAACAAAACAATGTCACATTATGCAAAAGTAGTAGACGGTAAAGTAACACAAGTAATTGTGGCTGAAGCCGATTTCTTTAACTCATTCGTAGACTCTAGCCCTGGTGCTTGGATTCAAACTTCATACAATACTCATGGTAATCAACACCCAGAGAATAGACCTTTGCGTGGAAACTATGCTGGTATTGGTTTTACATACGACCAAGCTAATGATGTGTTTTATGCTCCAAAACCCTATGCAAGCTGGTTATTAAATGAATCTACTTGGACATGGGAAGCACCAACACCTATGCCAACAGATGACAAGTTATATCGTTGGGATGAAGCTACAACTTCATGGGTAGAAACACCAGCATTGACTGACTAATGCTCGGCTTTAGACCATTTTCTACTAATCCGTTTTCGGATATACAACTACCAGTTATTACTGGTGTTATATCTGTTACTGACCAAAACGATACCGCTAGTATTGATGGGTATGCGTTAGCTTCTGGCACAATCAGCGTTACAGACCAAAACGATACTGCAAGCATTACAGGCAATATTGTTACAGGTAACATTACAGGCACAATTAGCGCCACAGACCAAAATGATACAGCTAATATTACTGGTCAAGTAGGTGTAATTCCATCTGAAATGGATATGCACGATGGATTTACTAAGAAAGAATATGAGCGTCTAAAACGCATACAAAAGAAGATTGCTCAAGCTGAGCGTAAGAAGCTAGATGCTTACAGGTCTGCCCAAGAATCTCGTAAAGCTGGAATTAAAGAGTTAATTGACCCAACTCCTAAGAGCAAGCAAAAAGAAAATAAAGTACAATCCAATCAAGAAGTTAGCGCTGATATACCGTCAGACTTAACGAAATTTGACGATACCATCGCTAGACTTGTTAAAGAACAAGAACAACTGGTACAAGCAGCTTTTTATAGAAACGAACTGGCAAGAATTCAAACCCAGTTAGCCATATTAGAAGCTCAGCGTGTACAGAATCTAGACGATGAGGAAGCATTATTACTACTGTTATAGACCCAGTACAGCAATATAAATTAGCTTACGAGCATTTACACGCTGGAAGATACGAGCAAGGCTTTAAACTTTTAGAATACCGATGGCATCCAGAGGTAATGAAAGCATCAGCCTCTCCTTATCAAAAAAACCCTGAAAAAGTCCGTGCCTGGCAAGGTGAATCCTTGATGGGCAAGTCTATTTGTGTCCAAATGGAGCAAGGATTTGGCGATATTATTCAATTTTCTAGGTTTTTACCTGCATTAAAGGTATTAGGCGCTAAAAAGCTAGTAGTTATACAAGAAAGCTCACTCCATTACCTTATTGGGCAAATGGAATGTGTCGATGTATTTACAAATGAAGTTAATGCTGGCGAAGCTGCCCAATGTGATTACTGGATTGGGTCACTTTCCTTGCCTTATTACCTATCTTTATCACTTCCTTATGTTAGAAACCTATTTCCGCTGTCAAAAGACAAGGTTGTAGGCTCAGAAGGCTACCTTGATGTAGTCCCTAGCTTTATTCCTAGCAAAATAGGGGTAAATTGGAACTGCGCTAGGACTCATCAATACTATTCTAGGTCAATATTGCCGGAAGAAATGCTGGCATTAACAGGTTCAAACGCTTACTCCTTGACTATTGAGGGAGATGGGCCATTTATACCCCTTCCTGACGATGGCTGGAAGAAAGATTGGCACAAGTTTGCAAGGCATATAAAGGCTCTTAAAGGCGTTGTTTGTGTAGATACTGCTACCACTCATGTGGCTGCCGCAATGGGCGTAAAGGTCATTGTATTGCTTCCTAAAGCCCAGTTTCATTGCTGGCGTTGGAAACACGCAACATGGTATGACTCAGTAACCCTTTTAAAACCAGACGAATATCACAAAGTCCCAGAAATCATAAGGAGTTGGTAATGAAATGTCCTAATTGTGGATATGAAGAAGGAAATCACGCTGCAAAACAGTCAGATGAGGAGTATTTCATGGAAATATGGACTCCGACACTAGGTTTAGAAGAAGCTAAAAAGTCATGGCTAGAAAAGCAAAACCAACCTAGACAGTTAACCCACATGGTAATGAGCGACATTGAAGGCTATGTTTCTCAGGTTGATGGTTCATGGATTAAGAGCCGTAACCACCATAGAAGCCACTTAAAACAGCATGGAATGATTGAATTAGGTAATGATGTACCGCAGCAACACAAAGAAGCAGATATGAATACCAAATCTAAAGAAGCTCGAAAACAGCACCTTGCAGAGCAGGTATACCAAAAATTAAACTACCGATAAATTGGAGAAAACGATGTCCGATGACAAACTAGACCGCAGAGATGCGTTAATGGCTGCACTAGACCAGGCTGAAGAAGGTTCTTTGGAAGTACCAGAGGAGAAATCGATTGAAGTCGCACAAGATGATATTTCCGAAGAATCTGCTCAAGAGAAAGCTCGTAATGAAAAAGGGCAATTTACTAAGCAAGAAGAACAACCTGCAAGTGAGAAGGTTGAACTTGAAACTAGAGCGCCAGAGGAGGATACAGAGGAACAAGTAGCCTATAAACGCCCTACTACTTGGAAAAAGGAATACAAAGAGATTTGGGACAAGATGGAGAAAGGCGAGCAAATAAATAAAGATGATTTTGTTCAATTTGCCCTATATGCCAATCAGCGTGAAGCTGAATACCAAAGAGGCGTAAGCGCTTATAAGGCTGAAGCTGACCGTGCTAGGGAATATGAAAACGCTATTGCCCCTTTTGTGCCGGAATTAGAGCAACAAGGTATTGCTCCTGCCGCATGGATTAACAATCTTGGTAGAGCGCATATGGTGCTATCAAAAGCACCGTACGACCAAAAAGTTCAACTATTTCATAAACTTGCACAAGATTATGGTATACAATTAAATAATAATGGTCAGGCTCAACAGGTTGACCCTTACGCTCAACAGCTAATGAGTCAGCTTGCTAGAGTCAACCAAGAGGTTTCGACCATCAAAGGTAGATTCGCCCAAGAGGAAAATCAAAGGCTAATGGGTGAGATTGAAAGTTTTAAAAGTGGTGGTAAAGCACCGCATTTTGAATTGGTTAGGGAAGAAATGGCTCAACTACTTGAGCTAGGGAAGGCCCAAGACCTTGAATCGGCTTATAAGATAGCTGTTCGCATTAACGATGAAGCATGGTCGCTTGAGCAAGAGAAACTCATCTCTACCGCAAAGCAACAAGCCTCAAAGTCGCAACAGGTAGCTAAAGCTAAGGCTGCTGCTGTTAGTCCTCGTTCCGTTACTCCTAATGGACAAGTTGCTAATAACGCAGATAAAAAGGATAGAAGGGCTTTATTGGCAGAACAAATGGAAGCCAATGGAAGCTCTAGGGTTTAACTTAGTCTAATTTTGGACAATTTTTAAAGGAAAATATCATGGCATTTGCTAACTCAGCAATCACCGATATTATCGCTACAACCATTCAAAGTCGTAGCGGTGAATTGGCAGACAACTTAACACAAAACAACGCAATTCTTCAGCGTTTAAATCAGAAGGGCAATGTACGCCCATTCTCAGGTGGTAATGTGATTTTGGAAGAAATCATGTACAACGACCCAAATACTAACAACGCTAACTCTTATAGCGGATATGAAGTATTAAATATTTCTCCAGATAGCCCAATTTCTGCAGCGCAATATAAAATTGCTCAGTACGCAGACGCTGTAACTATGTCTGGCTTGGAAATGCTACAAAACAGTTCTAAAGAAGCAATCATTGACCTTTTAGATGGTCGTATGCAAGTTTCTGAAGCTCGTTTGTTAAACCGTATCTCTGGTGACTTGTATCTTGACGGTACTGGTAACGGTGGTAAGAACTTGGATGGTTTGGCTGCTGCTGTTTCAACAACTCCTACAACTGGCACATACGGTGGTATTAACCGTGCTAATTGGGAATTCTGGCAGAACCAAAAGGTTGGTAGCGTAGTTATTACTCCTGGTTCATCAACTTTGTTGGCAAATATGACTGCTTTGGCAATCAAACAGGTTCGTGGTACTGACAAGGCTGACCTTATTGTTGCTGACAACAATATGTATGCCGCTTATGTAGCTTCATTACAAGCTATCCAGCGTATCGCTTCTGAGGAATCAGGCGCTGCTGGTTTTGCTTCATTGAAGTTCTACGGTGGTGGTACTTCTGCTGATGTGGTATTAGGTGGTGGTTATGGCGCACAAGCTCCTTCAAACACTATGTTCTTCTTGAACACTAACTACATCTTCTTCCGCCCACACAAAGAGCGTAATTTCGTTCCTATCGGTGGCGAGCGTCAAGCTATTAACCAAGACGCAATCGTTAAACTCTATGGCTGGGCTGGTAACTTGACAACAAGTAACTCATTCCTCCAGGGTGTTTTGACAGTTGCAGCCTAAACCATTGATTAGAAAGGATAAATTATCATGGCATACTCATTACTACCTATCTCTGGTGTTAATTTAAATACTACAACTCCAATTTCTTTTGCTTACACAGAAGTTGCAACTGATATTGCAATTCCTAACTTTGGCCCATTGGGAACACAGACCTTTGGTTCAGACGGTAAGCGTTATGTATTTGGTAAAGCTGGAGTAGCTATTGCTGCTTCTGCAACTACCTGTATCGTTAACGCAAGCACTTTTGTTGTAACTACTGGTACTGCTGGTACTTATGCAGGCCCAACAGCTACTTCTGTAGCAGCTGGTGAATTTGCGTGGTTTGCAGCTACATCAGTTTAAGTTGTAAATTGTAGTAATCTGGGACTTCCTCACAAGGGGAGTCCCTTTTCTTTTTTATTAACCCTAATTCCTTAGGAGCATTAAAAATGGCGATTGAAAGCGATATTTCTAACCCTGATTCACGATTAGCAGTTAAGTTCTATAAAAGACCTGTAAAGCTCGAAAATGAGTCTATTGCACAGGGCAGACCGATATTTCAAGAGTTTGACTTTATTAAAATCCTAGTCCCAGGCGATGCTTTGACTGAAATTGATACTTATGTGTCAGAAGGTCATAAAACTCGGTTTCCTATTCAATGGGCTAATTATATGAACCGCCAAGGTTCTGAAATTGGCTTTAGTGGCACTCCTATTACAGAATGGCCACAAATTAGCGTTTCTCAAGCTGAAGAATTAAAAGGAATTAAGTTCCATACCGTAGAGTCTATTGCCCATGCTTCTGACCAACAACTACAAAAGATTGGCATGATTGCAGGAATGAGTCCTCATAACTTCCGTGAAAGAGCCAAAACATTCTTAAATTTAGCGTCAGAATCTGCCGATATTTCTAAGCGTGAGGAGGAGATTACACAACTGCGTGAGGAAAATGCTAAAATCAAGGCTGAAACAGACGCAAAGCTGGCTGAGATGCAATCTCAGATGACGGCTCTACTTGCCGCTGTTGGAACTAAAAAACCACGCAAAACCAAAGTAGAACCAAGGGCTTAATATGTCATTAACGATGCTACAACTTGTGCAGCAAACCGCAAGTGAACTTAACTTAGCCGTACCAGTTTCCGTAGCCGGAAATCCTAACCAAGATGTACAGCAGATTTTAGCGCTAATGAATGGTTCTGGTTACGAGTTGTTAAAAGAGTACGATTGGCAAGCTCTACAAGTTCAGTATCGTTTTTACACTCAAGCTATTACAACAAACGCTACGACAGTCAATGGTTCTACTACATTGACGGTTGATAGCGGCACAGATATTAGTGGCGTTACAACACAATGGCAAATTACTGGTTTTAACATTAACCAAGACACTTATGTTGTGTCTGCCAATAACACTACAAAACAGATTGTAATGAGCCAAATGGCTAATGGTACAGGCACAGGCTCGATTGTATTAGCCCAAACTGCTTATGACCTTCCTAATGACTTTGAAACAATTACTGACCGTACTCAATGGGACAAGACAAAGCGTTGGGAAATGTTGGGGCCTGAAGATGCCCAACAATGGCAATGGCTAAAGTCTGGTTATATCTCAACTGGCCCTAGAATCCGTTGGCGCATATTGGATAATCAATTCCAAATATGGCCTCCAATGAATACCAACGAGTATTTAGGGTGGGAATATCGTTCTAAAGGTTGGGCAAGAAGCGCTACTGGTGCTATTAAGAATAGCTTTACCGCTGATACTGATACTACCGTCTTAGATGACCGTATTATGGTTTTGTCTACCAAGCTCAAATATTTCCAAATTAAGTCTTTTGACACTTCTGCATTGACAGCCGATTACAACCGCTATTTATCCGTTGCCAAAGCTAACGATAAAGGCTCTCCAAATCTATCATTTGCTCCTTACCCAAGCAAGGTGCTTATTGGTTACGCTAACATTCCAGATACAGGGTATGGGTCTTAATTATGGCGGTAGTTAAACCACAAACCGCCCTTACTACTTCCATTACATCTCCTATTGGTGGTTGGAACGCTAGGGATTCTGTATCATCAATGCCTCCTACTGATGCGGTTACATTGACCAATTTATACCCTACACCTACTGATGTAGTGCTAAGAAAAGGGTATTCCAAGCGCTCTATTGGTATTACTGGTTTTGTAAACAGTTTAATGAACTATGCTGGCCCAAGTAGTCAAAAGCTATTTGCTGCCGCAGGGACAAGCATTTATAACGCTGATACGGCTACTGCTACTGTTGTTTACCCTATTACTAACGACAAACTTCAGCATATTAATATCAGTACAGGTGGTGGTCACTTTTTGGTTGCTTGTAATGGTACAGACGCTACTATGGTTTATGACGGTACTAGCTGGTTTAGTATTGCCCCAACAAGTACAGCGCAGACTATTAGTTCAATTACCTATGTAACTACAACAGCTACATTAACTACCGCTATTGCTCATGGTTTATTAACTGGCAACAAAGTAACTATTGCTGGCGCAAGTCCTGCCGCATATAACGGCACATATACCATTACAGTAACAGGTGCTAATACCTTTACTTACACAATGGCTAGTAACCCTGGCGCTAATGCCACAACAGTAGGCACTTATACTGTTTTGTATGCAATTACAGGCGTAAACAGCAACAAGTTTATACAAGTAAACTTATTTAAAAACCGCTTATTCTTTACCGAAAAAGACAGTTTAAAAGTATGGTATTTGCCTGTTAATCAAATTGCTGGCACAGCTTCTTCTCTTGATTTTGGCGGTATTGCTCGTAATGGTGGCTTCTTGCAAGCAATGGCTACATGGACTCTTGATGCTGGTCAAGGCGCTGATGATTACGCAGTATTTATTACCAACATGGGCGAGATTATTGTCTATAACGGTACAGACCCTGATACACCAGCCACATGGGAACTTAAAGGTGTATGGCAATTAGGTTATGTATTTAGCCGTAGATGTTTCTACAAATTTGCTGGTGACATCCTATTGCTTACCCAAGATGGTCTAGTACCATTGGCTTCTGCATTGCAGTCTAGCCGTTTAGACCCTAGGGTTAACCTTACCGATAAGATTTTCTTTGCAATTTCTTTAGCAGCAGATACATATTCTACTGAGTTTGGTTGGCAAGCTATTTATTTTGCCAAGCCTAATATGTTGATTATTAACATTCCTAACCCAAATGGTGCAGAGCAATATGTTATGCACACTATTTCTAAGGCTTGGGCTAACTTTACAGGCATTAATGCCAAATGCTTTGAATTAAGTGGTGATGATTTGTATTTTGGTGGCAATGGCTTTGTAGGTAAGTTTTTTGATACTAACGCAGATAATGGCGCTCAAATATCTGCTACTTGTCAACAAGCCTATAGCTATTTTGACACCCCAGGTCAACAAAAGCGTTTTACATTGGTTCGCCCTACATTCTTAGTGGATGTTGGAGCGCCTGGTATTTATTGCGGTATCAATACCGACTTTCAGACTCAAAACAACCTTGGCAAAGTATCTTTTGAAACAAATCCAACTACTACAGCCGTATGGGATGTAGCCAAATGGGATGCCGATGTATGGGCTGGTAATTTGGTTATTTCAAGAAACTGGCAAGGAGTAACAGGTTTAGGCTACGCAGGTGGTCTTAACTTGAATATGGTTTCAGCAGGAATTGATGTACATTGGCTTTCTACCGACTATGTTATGGAGAAAGGTTCTGTTATTTAATGATTATTGTTGAACCACAAGACCAATTAAAGTCTTGGGCATCCAAAATCTTAAATATTCCACTTCCATACGATAGTCAATGTATAGGTAATGTATTAAGTAACGAATTAAGGGCGGTAGTTGTATTTTGTAATTTTGAAGGTAAATCCTGCCAGATGCACATTGCAAGCTCTGGAAGTCATTGGATGACAAAGGATTTTCTCAAAGTTGCGTTTGACTACCCTTTTAATAAATTGAAACTAAAGGTTATAATTGGTGCAGTTCCTGGGAATAATGAAAAAGCCCTGAAATTAGACCGACACCTTGGTTTTGAAGAAATAGCCAATATTGCTGACGCCCATAAAGACGGCAATTTGGTAATTTTAACAATGAGGCCAGAACAATGTAAATGGCTGAAACTAGGAGTAAAAAATGGGTGCTAATTTTAACGGTGCATTAGGCGGTGGCGGCAATCAACCTACACTTTATCGTGAGCCAGCCCAAGGCGGTGGAAACCCTAATTATCAAATGCAAAATATGACTTCTCAACCAAGTAATTCAATGGTTGCAAGTAATTTTGAAGGTAGAGGTTTTCAAGGATTTGGGAATGATATGCAATTCAATCAACCAAACCCTTATGGAGTTAACGCTAACCCAAATGCACAAGGTTTAATGGGTGGCGGTCAACAACAAAATCCATCTTATCAAGCCCAAAATTCAGGCACAGCACAAGCTCAATCAGCTACTCAGCCACAAATGAATGCTGGTCAATTTGATAATAAATTTCTAACTGGCGCTTATCAGCAAATGTTTGGCAGAGCGCCTGACCAAGCTGGTTATGACTTTTGGCAAAATTCTTTAAATTCTGGCTCAACTCCGCAACAAGTTCTTAGCTCTATGCAAACTTCGCCTGAGTATCAACAAGCCCAAGCGCTAAAAACAATCGGCACAACTACAGGAAATAACCCATTTGGTTTAACTGGTGCTAATGCAGCAGGAAATCAAACTAGTACAAACCCTTATATTCAAGCAGCGCAACAAACTGCTGTAGGAAACTATCAAGGTGCTACTGCCGCTACTGCTGCTAATCGTGTAAATCAACAAACTCCTTATTCAAATTTACAGTATCAACAAACAGGTACAGATGCTAATGGCAACCCTATTTGGTCTGCTAATCAATCATTAAACCCAACATTGCAAACCGCAATGAGTGGATTACAAAATAAATTAGCTAATACTGCTGGTCAAGGCATTAATACCAATACATTGGCACAAACAGGTATTAATCCTGGTGAAATGTATTCAGACGCTATTATGCGTAGATTGCAACCTCAATTACAACAACAATCTGCTGCTACAGAAACACAGTTAGCTAATCAGGGAATTATGCCTGGTTCAGAGGCTTATAACCGTGCTAAAACACAATTAGCACAACAACAAAATGATTTATTAACTTCTGCTCAAGTAGGTGGAATTAATGTTGGTTTGCAAGCTAATCAGCAAGGATTTAACCAGCAATTACAACAATCTAATTTACCAATTCAGCAATTAGGTGCTTTTAACCAAGCTACTCAACCTGGTTATGTAAATCCTTATAGCCAAGCTGCTGTATCTGGGCCTGATTATTTAGGTGGATATACAACAGGTCAAGCTGCTGCTATTGCCGCACAAAATGCTGCAAACGCAAAAACAGCTAACCTGCAATCAGGTTTGTTTGGTTTAGGTTCTAGCGCATTGTTAGGTGGTGGTGGAATAAGTGGTTTAGCAAAAAATATTGGTCAAGGATATGATTGGTTAAGTGGATTAGGAAATTACAACACAGCAACTAATAATTTCTTTACAAATCCTACTTCTGGCGGAACATTTGCTAGTGATATTTTTAAATTAAGTTAGTCATGTTAAAAAGCAAACATTCTGGTTGGACATGGGAAATGAAGCGCACTCCTTATGGAGGAGGCGGAGGTTTTTTATCTTCTATTGACCCAAGCCAAGCTATTGGAAACGCTTTTGCTTCCGCTGACCCAAGCAAAGCTATTGGTAAAGGATTATCTGAAGTTGATACATTTGTAAACCGTGAAATACCTGGTGGATGGACATTACCAGCAGCTATTGCCGCTGCTTATGCTACTGGTTATATTGACCCTAGTTTGTTTGCAACTGAAGCTGCTGCTGCTGCTGGCGCTGAAGCTGGTGCTGGAGCTATTGCAACTGAAGCTGGTTCAACCGCTTTTTTTGATGCGTTAGCAGCAGGAGCTAGTAGTACAGAAGCTGTAAATGCAGGATTAGCTGCTGATGCTGCTCTTGGTGGCGCTGGAGCTTTTACTACTGGCGAATTAATGGGGCCAACATACGGCGAATTAGGTGTTACAGGCGTTGAAGGTGGATTTGCTGGGCCAACATACGGTGAACTTGGTTTTACTGGATTAAATCAAGGACAAGCTATTTCAGCAGCAGATGCTGCATCACAAATGGCTTCATTAAAAAACGGTTTATCAACCGCAAAAGATGTTTACACTAATGCTAATCGTTTAAAACAATTGGCTAATCTTGTAAGCCCTTCTGGTGGCAAACCAAATGCTCAACAATTTGCTCAATTTCAACAGGCAAATCAACCTTTGCAAGAACAATCTGGCGGTTTATATCGTATGAATCAAAACCCATTTGCACAATCACAGCAACCTACATCAATACAAACACCATTTGGTAAAACACAAGATTTTCTTGCTCAATTAGCAGAAGAAGGTAAACCAATGCCAACATTGGCAGATTTAGTAAGGACAGCATAATGGCACAACCAGCATATTTAACAGACCAACAAGTATTAGGGCAAACCCCTGAAACTGCTGATTTAGCTCGTCAGCGCAAGATTGCTGAATTGCTTATGACTCAAGCTACTGAGCAACCACAAGGTCAAATGATTAGTGGTCATTATGTAGCTCCATCTTGGAGTCAACAGATTGCGCCTTTAGCTAAAGCAGCGATTGGCACAGGATTAAGCCAATCTTTAGATGAAAAACAACTTAAATTGGCTGAAGCATTGCGTGGCAAACAAGCTGAACAAATACAACAATATGGCGAATTAGAAAAATCTGACAAAGCTGCTGCTTTGCGTTTTGCATTATCTACTGATAATCCTATTTTGCGTGATATTGCTAAAGAAGAATTAAAAGGAATTACACTTAAAAAAGGCGATATATTTACTCGCACAAGTTTAGGTGGCGGCGTTACTAAAATGGAAGGCACTCCAGACATTCCAGATGCCATTCAATATGCAATAAGCGTTGGAGGATTGCCAGCCAATCCATCTACATGGAACGACCAGCAAAGAGCTATGGCAAAACAATTGGTTGAATCTAAAGGAGCTGCTTCAGCTGGAAGAAATATTACTTATGTTGGTAATAAATCTATTGCTGAACGAGTTGGCCCAATTATGGAAAAAGAACAAGAAAAAACTCTTGCTGCTAATAAAATTTATGATTCAGCTTCAAATTTAACTAGAGCTTTAGATACTAATAAAATTTATACAGGTTCAGGGGCAAATGTTCGACTAGGTATTGCTCAAATAGCAAATACAGCAGGATTTGGTGGAAATACATTAGAAGAAAAGATTGCAAATACTCGTACTGGAATTCAAAGTCTTGCTCAATTAACCTTACAAGGCCGTAAAGAAATGAAAGGTGAAGGCGCAATTCAAGTGCAGGAAAGTAATTTAGCTGAAAGAGCAATTTCTGGTGACATTAACTTTACTCCTACAGAATTGAAAATACTTGCTAATGCAGCAAAACGCTCTGCCGAATACACACAACAGCAATATGACCGCAAATTAAAACATATGGCTTCTGATGAAGAAACTGCTAAATTAGTTCCTTATTTTGAAGTTCCTCCAATGCAGCCTATTGGTAACAATTCAATGCCAAACCAATCTGCTATTGATGCTGAAATTGCTCGCAGACAAGGAAAAAGATAATGGATTTATCTCAACTATCTGACGCTGATTTGATGGCTTTAAAAGCCAATGATTTATCAAAAATGTCTGATGCTGGATTGATGGCTTTAAAAGGTCAACCTGCTGCACAGCCACAAGCGCAAACGCTAAGAGAAATTCCAGCTTATCAATCAGCTATTGTTGGTGCTGGAAAAGGTATAACCGACCCATTATTGGCGGCTGGTCAATATATGGGAGGCAAACCTGCTGAATTGTCTAATTTAGTTTTGAATAAAATGAAGCCTTTTCAAGAAGCCAATCCAATGACATTTGGAGCTGGTCAAATTGGTGGCGGAGTATTAACTGGTGGCGCTTTAATGAAAGGCGCTGGCATGATTCCTAGTTTTGCTAGGGCAAACCCTTATATTCAAGGAGCAGCAATTGGTGGCGCTACTGGCGCATTAACCCCTACAGAAACAGGCGTTAGTGGTATAAAAGCGGTTCAAGAAATACCGCAAAAATTAAGCATGGGCGCATTGGGTGGAGTTGGTGGAACGGCTGTTGGGCGTGGAATAGGAAATATAGTAGCTCCAAAACTATCTGAAGCAGCTCAAAAGTTAATTGGCGAAGGTGTTAATTTAACCCCAGGTCAAATGATGGGTGGCGCACTTAGAAAAATAGAAGATAAATTAACTAGCGTTCCGTTACTTGGCGATATTATTGATTATTCTCGCACCAAAGGAATTGAAGAATTTAATAAAGCCGCATACAAACGAGCTTTAGAGCCTATTGGCGGCATAATGCCTAAAGAAACAGGTCGTGCTGGTGTAGAGGCTGTAAAGACACAAATTAGTGATGCTTACAATACTTTATTACCAAAAATGAAATTTGTGCCTGACCAAGATTTAATAAAAGGTATTAATAATTTACCTAACGCTGTAACTGGTTTACCAAAAACTGAAGGTAAAGTAGTTGTTGATAACATTAAAGAAATTATTAAAAAACATACGCCTGATGAAGGAGTAATTACTGGTAAATCTTATCAAGCTATTGAGCAAGATATAGATAAACTAGCTTCTGCATTTAAAGGTGGTAGAGGCACAGATGCTTTTGTATATGATGCTTATAAAAACGCTTTAGGCCAAGTAAGGCAAGGTTTACAAAGAAGTAATCCAGAATTTGCTGATGAATTAGGAAATATTAATACAGCGTTTGCTAATTTTGCAAGGATTCGCAGAGCTGGCTCTATGGCTAATACACAAGAAATGATTACACCTAGTCAATTAGCAGCCGCAGTAAAAGCTGCTGATGAATCTTCTGGTAAAGGAGCTACGGCTACAGGAAAAGCATTAATGCAAGACCTTACAGACGCTGGCGTTCAAGTATTGCCTAGTAAAATACCTGATTCTGGTACTGCTGGAAGAAGTGCATTAGTTAATGCTTTATTGGGAGCTGGTGCTGGTGCTGGCGGTGCTGGTGCTTATCAAGCGTTTCCTACAATAACTACTTTAGGTGCTGGTTTAGCTGGCGCTGCCGCTACACCATATATGCCAGGTGTAAGAAATTTGGTTACATCTGCTGTAGGAAAGCGACCAGAAAGCGCTAAAAAATTAGCAGATGCAATTCGTGAATTAGCCCCTTATCTAGCTGCACCTGCGGCTCAAAAATCAGTCGGAGAATAGAAAATGAGTAGAAACGGTAGCGGTACTTATGTATTACCAGTAGGAAACCCTGTAGTCACAGGTACTACAATCACTTCTAACTGGGCTAATACTACTTTTTCTGATGTAGCCACAGCCTTAACTGGCTCTGTAGCTGCGGATGGTCAGACTCCAATGACAGGCCCATTAGCTATGGGTAATAACAAGATTACAGGTGTAGCTAACGGCACGGCAGCTACTGATGTAGCTACAATTTATCAAATTTCTAACCCCAATATTACTGGTGGTTCTATTGACGGAACTCCTATTGGTAACATTAGCCCATCTACAGGAAAATTTACTACTTTAAGTGCTAATGCTGGTGCTACTTTTACAGGCACTTGTACAGCTCCTACAGTAACTCCAGGCTCTGATAACTCTACAAAGATAGCTACTACAGCGTTTGTACAGTCAGCTATTTCTGCCGTATCTTCAGGTGTTACTAGCTTTAATACTCGTACAGGCGTAGTTACTTTATCTTCTGGTGATGTTACTACCGCATTAGGGTATACCCCATATAACGCTGGTGGCACTACCGTTATTAATACAGGCAACATTGCTACTTATGCTCCTAGCCCAACAGGTACAGGCGCTTCTGGTAACTGGGGTATTAACATTACAGGTAACGCTGCAACTGTAACTAACGGTGTTTATACTACTGGCACTCAAACAATTACAGGAGATAAAACATTTTCTGGGTTAGTTCTTTCCCCTGCTTATAACTTTACTTCTAATACCAGTATTTACTATTCTGGCGGTCAATATACTTTTGCTGCTGTCGGTTCTAATATAGCCTTTTTAACTTCTAGCGGTAATTTTGAAATTACAGGTGCTACCGCTACTAAGGCTTCAGGAACAACTTGGGCAAATCCTTCAGATGTTCGTTTAAAGGACAATATTACAGCGTTTAATAAAGGTTTAGATGTTCTTACTCAAATCAACCCTAAGACTTGGGTTTATAACGGTAAAGGTGGCACAACTTCTGGCACTAAAGGTTTAGGTGTTATTGCTGATGAAGTTTTAAGCATATTGCCAGAATCGGTTGACACTTACAGAGCAAAACTTAATAAAGAAGATTCAGTAGAAATTGATATTAAACGCTTTGATGCAACAGAAATTACTTGGTTATTGGTCAACGCTGTAAAAGAGCTAAAAGCTGGTCTTGATGCAGCTAACGCTGAAATTGCCGCATTGAAAGGTTAATTATGAACTTTACATTTACATGGATACTAGACAAATTTGGTTTGCAACCAAAGTTTGAAATAAACAAACCAGTTGCTAAGCCACCTGCTGCCAAAAAACCAGCCGCTAAAAAACAAGCAACTAAGAAAACTGTACGAAAGAAAACCTAATCATGCCTAACCTAACTGACAAAGAAATAGAAGATATTGTTGAAAAAGTAACAGAAAGAGTTATTGAAAATGTCTATACCTCTGTTGGTAGGTCTGTTGTTACCAAGTTTTTTTGGTTTGTTGGCGTTGCAGCAATAGGAGTGGTTACCTATCTTGCTGGCGTAGGCCATATCAAGGTGGGCTAAGAATGTGGCATACGGAATACCTGAAGGCGTCAAAAGCCTTACAGACAGCATTGAAGCAAGCAGAGCTGCAAGTAAGGGCCTGTCTGAGTCTATTGAACACATACAGCAAGATGGATTGGATGTTGCTCAAAGACAAGCAAGACAAAGACAAATAAACAAGCGTGAAGCTGAAGTAAAAAAGCAGTTAGCAATACATAAAGCCCTTGCAGAATACAGAAAAAAACGGTTAATTACTGAAGAAGAATTTAAATTAAAGTCTGAATTTATAAAAAAATATGGTGCAAAAGAGTGGGAAGCAGTATTAAAAATTAAGCTAGATATTGAAAATATGCAACGCAAAGAAAATGAAGAATATCAGCATGATTTAAAAGCAGTTAGAAGGGTTCAAATATGGTGTTTTATTGCTGCATTGATTGTTACTTTGTGGCTTAAATTTGTTTTAGGAGCTTTTTAAATGTTTCCATTAGCCGCATTACTAGACATTGGTGGCAAGATTTTAGATAAAGTCTTTCCTGACCCTGTACAAGCAGAACAAGCTAAACTTAAATTGTTGGAAATGCAACAGAATGGTGAGTTAGCTCAAATTAACGCTGATATTGCTGAATCCCAAGAAATTACAAAACGCTGGCAATCAGATATGTCAAGCGATTCTTGGTTGTCTAAGAATATTCGCCCAATGACATTAATAGCTATTTTGGCAGGATACTTTATATTTGCTACATCTTCTGCATTTGAATTAAATGTAAAACAGGCTTATGTTGAGTTGCTTGGGCAATGGGGTATGCTAATCATGTCTGCGTACTTTGGTGGCAGAACATTAGAAAAGATTATGGATAAAAAGAATGGCAAATGATTTTCAAGAGTGTTTAGATTTAGTTTTACAGTCTGAAGGTGGTTGGGTTAATCATCCTAGCGACCCTGGTGGTGAAACAAATTTAGGGGTCACCAAGGCTGTTTGGGAAGAATATGTAGGTCATTCTGTTAAGACCATGAAAAACCTTACCAAAGACGATGTAGCCCCCTTATATGAGCTTAAATATTGGAGAACAGCATATTGTGAAGTATTACCTAGGGGACTCGACTTTGTTGTATTTTCAATGGCAGTTAACGCAGGCCCAGGAAGAAGCGTTAAACTTCTTCAGTCTGCTATTGGCTGCGTACCTGACGGAGTTATTGGCCCTAGAACAAGAGAACTCATTTCCGCCAGTATTAGCGCAAATCTTATCGAGAAATTCTGTACCGCTAGGCGTGAATACTACAAGTCATTAAAAACATTCCCTGTTTTTGGTAAGGGATGGCTTGCTAGGGTAGACAGAGAAGAAAAAGAAGCACTAGATATGATTAAAAACGGCTAACGAATACGCATTACTTTAGCTTTTTTCATTACTAATTCGTACTCTTTTTTAGCATTGTCATCTAATTTGCGTAATGGCAGCTCTTGAAAGTGTTTCCATTTAGCCAAATATTCTGGTAATTCAGAAGGTGGAATCCAACCAGTTAATCTCCAGCGTACCGTAATGTCTGTGCCTGTTGGCGTGTAAATGTAATCGTTATCCATTATTTGCTCTCCATGTGAATTAGAACAACAATCACAATCATTATTGACCAAGCTATTATTCCGCTTAAAGCCATAGCTGATATAAATATAGTCATAATTTCACCTTTTTAGTGATTACTTTGCCGTTTTTATGATGGGCTACCTCTAACTCTTTTCTTAATTTAATGCCTTCTTGAGCGTTTTTATTGTGCTTTATTGCTTGTTCTAATACAGATATAAGGCCTTCTTGCACTAAAAACTCAAGCCCTTCTTTATCAAAGTTAACAGCTGCATCTGCTGACCCATCTTTATGCTCTTTTGTTATCTTAATTTCAATTTGCATAAATTCCTCACATCTGCTGGTGCATTACTAGGAAGGTCGCTACAAGCAAAAACCTCTGTAGAAGGTGCGCTATGCGACCACATTAAAAACATAATCGCTATAAACCAAAATACCGCTATGAATAGCTTAAACATACATTTCCTCGTAAGTTAACCAAGGTTTTTGCTGTAATTTATACCCAAATATGTAAAACAATGGATTAAAGTTAGAAACTATGCGTCTTTTAGCGTCTAATGTAGTGCCGCTAATCTTTATAACGCTGTCAATTTGCCCAGACATCTTAAACATATCATTCTTCAAAGAGGTCATGTATCCCCATTTCTTCTTTAGCTTTAACAGATTTTAAGTAATTTTTAAGGGCAGTATCATCTTCTTTAAACACCTTGTTAAAAATGTACCTGGTTGGCTGCCTAACTGTATATTCCTCAAATCTGCCATTTAATACATAAAAAGAAAACGCTCTACAAGCCCATTCATTTTCTTTGCAATCTTGAGCTTGGTCGCATTTATCACAAGGGGCTTCCCCCTCAAACACTTTCCTAATATCCATTATGACCAAGGCTTTTCGTTTTCAGCCAATTCTTCAACCTGAGGCCAAACATCGAGGTAATGTAACATTTCTGTTATGTTTTCATCGCCAATGTATGCGTATTCTATCTCTTGGTTGTAGCCGTACAGGTCAACTGAAGTGTTGCCAATATATACGCTGCAAATGTGATAACCGTCTTTTTCCATGATTTTCCCCTTTAAAAATTCAGTTTCTTAAAGTTTCATGCACTTTTATATAGGTGAAAACCCTAAGTGTTGTATTTATGCAAATGTATATAAGTATTTATATAAATTGGGCTGTATTTGGCAGTTGCTGACAATGGGCGAGAAAGCCGCAAAAGTACCCAATTACTGCATCCTACATTGACGGCTTAACGCCCAAAATAAGAATGGGCGGTTTATAAACCTTTAACTGGCAGAAAATGCACAGACCCGAATAAGGTGAGGTGGCAGGACTCCGTGATGTATGGTTGTGCAAAGGGGATAGCACACCCACCACCTCTTGATTAGTTTAACCCAGTTTTAAGTTTGTATATTTTGAGCAAGGCTAAAAACATCTCATACCCATCTCTAATGTCTTGTTCTTTATGCTCGTAAATGGCAACTTCATTTGTAGTGCCATTAATGTAAACATTAGCGCATCGTGCAGAAGGGGCTAAAACCTCTCTGTAAGCTGCTAACTGTAGTGTATGCTCTAGATAGGGTGTTAAATCACCAGGGGATTTTTCCGTAGTTTTAAAGTCAATTACGACCCCACCAAAGTCATGTGTTGCTTTGCAATATAAATCGCATTTACCACCATAGCCTTCTTGGTTAACTAAAGACTGTTCAGGAATCCATAGCTGAGTGCCAAAATGGGCTGTTATGGCGTCATCTACCTTGCGGATATAGGTAGGCATCTCTGGCATATATTCTTGGTTGTAAAACGCTTCTATGAAGTCATGTATAAGAGTACCCCTAGTCATGGCTTCTTGGGATTTTTGCTTTGCCAGTTCTAATATTCTGGCTACATAATCTTTTTCTTCTTCTTGCAGACCCCTTGGGTTTTCTGCGGCAGCTTTTATGGCTTCAGTTTGCAACCATGTATTAAGGCCATCTTTTGATAATTGTCCATTAATTGTAGATACGCTTGGGACAAGTGAACCTGGGTTTGCTTTGGCATCTCTAAGTGTAGTGTTTCTTTCTTTACCGTTTTTGCCAATGGTTGTATAGCGTGGTGCGCCTGTTTGGGCGCAATACCAATGCTGTGACATGAATATCCCCTTATTTGCATCTTAGTTACACATCTTTAAAATTTCGGCTCTTTCAGCCTCGTTTGTTACTTTTTCTGCCGCTGCTTTGACAACCGTATTAATGACACCAACCAACCCTTCTAAGGTCATAGAAATCAACTGTCTTTCTTCATCCACATGGTATTCCTCAGTATGAATAGAAACAATGTTTTGTTGGATAGCATCATTAATAGCGGTTTTCATGCTTATCTCCTAAAAAGGGACATCGTCAAGGTCTTTTGGCATTTCATCAGCACCTTTAGCGGTAAAGCCTTTAGGTTGTTTTTCTTTGCCAATAGATACGCTAAAAAACTTGCCTTTTGCGCCTTCCTTAACCCACGCAGAAAGATAATGTTCACGGTTATTGACCATAATAGAACCTTGGTAATCTGGGTGATTTTCAGTTGTTTTGCGGTCATTTTTAAATAAGCTCCCAGAGCCTTCTTTTGGTACATAAGCCATGATTAAATATCCTTTGCTTTTACTACTGGTTTAGGTGACGAAGCGGCATTACCGTCATCGTCTGCTTGTACTACTCCTACTACTGCTGCTAAACAAATTCTTCTCATGTATGTCACAGCACTTGCACATCCATGCGAGTCAGGTTTAGATACAGGAAAAGATGCTTCTTGGCCTATCCATTCGCCAGACTTGTGCGTTAGGATAGTAGTTAAGGACATAGCCCCATCATAATATTCCCCTGGAAATTGCAAAACTGCCAACCCATTTTCAGAAAGAAGGCTACGACAAGCATCCCAAACAGACTCAAGGTCAGCATACCTAGACTTAAAAAAAGGATTAGCAGAGTCTTTAACCGCATAAGTAAGTTTTCCTTGTACGATAGATAAAGCTAAAGCAAGGTTAGCAATAGAGTCAGATTGGTTCATTGCGAGCCTCCATCATTGCGTCAGCCATTCTGTAAGCAGATTCAGCTATAAACTCTAATGACACTCCTGATTCAATAGAACTGTCAATCATTCCTTGCATAGCTTTAGCTGCCATATAATCACGAAAATTTATTTCTATAGGCCCAATAAAGTCATTTATTTCTAAAAATGATTTCATTTTGCACCCCCAAAGATTGCGCCAAAGTCATCAAACAATTCTTTTAAGACTACATTGCGCTTTGGTTTGCCACAAGCCTGGCGTATACAGTCGACTTGCTCTTGTGTAAGCTCGCCACCGTATTCCATGTCATCGAGCGATGACTCTAAAAATTCTTCATGCTCTAGCATTAATTGGTTTAATTCACCCATAAAATTCCCCTTTAATGGCATAGCAAAATTGCTATAGTTCTACTTTAAAGTAAATTTACAAAAAGTGCAAGCGTGTCGTTAAAATAAAACAAATAGGGTAAACTTAACTTACTATGAAAAATAAATTTACCGCAGAACAAATGATTGAGCTACTTGGTGGGGCTAAAAAAGTGGCTATGAAAACCAATGTCACCGTACAAGCGGTATACCAATGGCGCAATAGCACCATTCCAGTTGATAAACTAATGATGTTGGCAGCATTGCTAGAAAAAGAATCTCATGGGCTTATTACACGCCAAGAAATGTTTCCAGAATGTTGGCATTGGATATGGCCTGAGCTTGTGCCAAAAAACAACGCTTTCATAGAAAGAATTTAGTGTAGAATTCATATCCCTTGTGCTGGCGGCTCTAACGACATCGTAGCGGCATAAGGTTATAGCGTTACTAGTAGGGTAAGAGGCTGAAACAGCGCAATACAGGTGGCGAAATTAGTGCCTGTGCCTCGCAAGACTGATGGGTAAGCGATTCCTCAATGGAAGAACTTTGAAGGCAACCTAGGTAGGCTAGGTTCGCTCAAACCTCTTGGAAGTTGTATTTTAACAACTAGGGATAAATACTAGTGGACTATTACAAGACTATTGGGGAAACTACATTTACTCAATAACGAGTAAACATTTAAGGGGATTTAAATGAAAACTACAGTAAAAGACTTTTTAGGCGCTTGTTTACTAGGTGCAGTATTAGGAGGTTTGTTTGCATATGCAATACCTTCTAAAGCTCAAACTGTACAACTAACTAACTCTGCTGGGTACAATGTTGGCACAGTTCAAATAAACGGCAATACAGCACAGTTTGTAAACCCTATGGGCGTTACTACTCAAGTAGCTACTTTGTACCCAGGTCAAGTTGTTATTCAAACCCCAAGCGGTATAACAACTTCGGTGGTTGGTAACACAAGCTACACAGTACCGCCAAGCCCACCAACACCATCAAGCCCAAGGGTGCTGCAATGAACAGTTTGAAAATACTTTCAGTTGCCGCAAAAGAATTAAAAAATGCTTATGAAGCTGATTTGTGTGATGGCCCAGATTGGTATAGCGAAGAAGAACAGCGTACATTTCATGTTAAATATCCTCATTTAATGCAAGTAATTGTGGGTATTATGGAATTTGCAGATGATGACGGAGAGGAAGATGTTTGAAGAATTCTGGTCTTTATACCCAAGAAAGATAGCCAAAGCAGTTGCTCGTAAAGCATTTGCTAAGTTAACAGAACAACAACAATTAGACGCTTGTAGGGCTATAGATGACCATTTAGCGTATTGGAAAGCTAAAGAAACTGATTTAGAATACATACCCCATCCAGCTACCTGGCTAAACCAAGAGCGCTGGGAAGATGAATTAGTCATTGAACCTAGGAGAGAGAAAATTGACAAAAAGTGGATGTTTACTAATGAAGGTATTGAATCTAAAGCTAAAGAGTTGGGTGTAATTGGCAATGGTTACGACACTTATCAAACGCTTAAAGAAAAATGTCTGAGGAAGTTAAGCATCGCTGTGGAGTAAGATTTTTGTGTAATTTACGACACAAAAAAGGTCTTAAATGGTTTAGGGAATACATAAGCAAATCACCAAATATTCACCATTTGCTTAATGATTTTATAGACCAATACGCTAAAGGAAATAGGGGACAGGGATGGAAATAGAAAAAATTATTGTTGCAGCTACTGGTTTGGGTTATCTAGTTGTAGGATTGGCCCAATACTTTAAAGGCTCTATTCCTAACGCAATGATTTGGATTGGCTACAGCTTTGCTCAAGTCGGTTTATGGATGACACTTAAATGAAAGACCCAAATGATGCAATTGACTTCATTTTCAAGAAAGCGCCAGATTATGCGGCTGCAAAAGGCAGATTGGCAGAGTTGGAAAATTTTAGACATTCTCTTAGAGCAATTAAAGCTACCGAATCAAAAGGTTCTAGCATTGCTGCAAAAGAAATGGAAGCCTACGCAAGCCAAGAATACCAAGACTTATGCAAAGCCATTGGAATAGCCACAGAGCAAACAGAAGCGCTTAGATGGCAATTAGAAGCAGCTAAGATGAGATTTGAAGCCTGGCGTACAACAGAAGCAAGCAACCGTAACATTGAAAGACTGACTAGATGACTGACTACTCTGAAAACTATTTGCGTATACAAAAACTATTAAAGTGCTATCACACCGCTACACTTAAAAACCAATACGAAAAAGCTACAAGAATAGCCCATGATTTAGCAGATGAAACCATTAAATTAGAGTTTGCTACATACGAACAGATAAGAAAGCAATGGCTAAGCTAATGCGTAATATCTTGGCTAAACACCAAGATTACTCTGATTTTAAAGGGCTTATACTTGATAACCCATGCTTTGTACCATGTGACATAGATGGTGTTGTAGAGCGCAATGGTCAATTCCTAATTATGGAATGGAAAAACCCTGGCGAAAAGTTAAGCGAAGGCCAAAAGATTATGCTTAAATCTTTAGCTAGTAAAGAAGGTTTTATAGTGCTTATCATTGTTGGCAATACCGATAATGACACCGTTGTAGAAAGCTATTGGCAAATTACCAAAGACGGTGAGTTTATGAAGTGCGGTACTAGCTTTACAGAATTAAAACAATTTTATAGAGATTGGTACACACTAGCAAATGGCTACAAAAAATGAAAAGAAATCACTTAACAAAATTGCAGGACTCGGATGTATTCTCTGCTCCGAAATCCTTGGGTTTGAAGGCACTCCGAGCGAACTCCATCATGTTCGCAGACATGGAAATGTTCGGTCTGCATCCCCTGTGCTTGCACTATGCCCTGAGCATCATCGGAACGGAAACGATAGTATTCACCGAATGGGTGTCAATGGTTTTGAAAAAAAATGGGGAATATCCTGTGAGGAGTTGTTGGAACGACAAAATCAAAAACTTGGAAAATTTACTGAGTGAAGATGAGGTTCGTTGGGGTAGACCGTTTGGTACTTAAAGCTCTAAGCTATCCCAGCCAAACTCCCTAGCAACTTGTCTAGTGCGTGTTTTAAACGCTTTACCATGCTTATCCCATGCCCCTGTTTTCCAAAAGCTCATGTGGACAATTTCATGGGCCAAACTTCTTTGAACCGTATCAAAATGTTCATTTTTTAATCTGCTGACAGTAATGATATGAGGCTTTTCTAGCTCATCATCATGCCGATAGCTTGCCATAGCATCAGTTTCCCTAGTTACGGAAAATGTAATTAGCTCTGGTGGCGGCAAATCCCAATTACGCATCGGATAGCAAGAAGCCATACATAGGTATAGGTTTTCAAGTATCTTAGGCGTTAATTTCATGCTAAATGTTTAAGTTTTGCGTGGGGAATGACTGTTCTAGTATCTGTAGAATATGCGCCACAGGATTTACATTGATAGCGCTGATATGCTCCAGTAGTTGTATATCTAAATCCTTTGCTAAGTAATGATGGTTTACTACAAGTAGGACAATTAAACCCATTCCTATCTTTCATCATTATGTTTAGATTTATTGGTTGTTTTATCCAAGGCAATAAGCGTTTGTACAGTTTTTCAAGCAATAACACATCCTGAATATTGTATTCTTTCATTGTTGCCCAGGCTTTTTTATCATTAGCCATACATTTAATCCACAGCGTATGGCCTTCATGCTCTTTCTTTTTACCAAGACCTAAGCGCTGCGCTACATAATCTAGTTTATTACTAGGGAATCTAAACTGACTTTTAACCACTCTGAGCAAATCTATTTGTTTCATTGGTGGCGGTGGCGTCATTTTATGCAGCAAGAATTCTTTGTTTAAAGTGGGCATATCAAACTTTGTGCCGTTGTAGTGGCAAACTCCATCCGCTTCTTCTAAAAGTTCATGTATGCCTTTTAACATTGATTTAGGGGTACTTTCGTAAACAGAATCAAAGTAAATGTCTTTTTCCCCAAGCCATTTGGCTGAATAACACATTGTGTAAGAGGACTCTAAAAGTTGGGATAACCCAACATTTTGCTGCCATATACCCCACACATGAGCCACATTGGGCGAGGTTTCTATGTCAAGCAACAGGATTTTCAATTTATTCCCCTATAATCAATAAGTTACCAAATACTAACTGAAAAACATGACATATAACAAGAAAGTAGATAAAAATCAAGCCATTGTTGTTAAAGCGCTACGAGACAATGGAGCTGATGTTTACTTGTTACACATGGTTGGTAAAGGAATACCAGATGTTTTGGTTGCTTACGAAGGACATACTATTTTAATAGAAATTAAAGATGGGCCTAATAAAAAATTTACCCCTGACCAATTAAAGTTTATTGCTGGTTGGAAAGGTGGGCATTTATACAGGGTAGATTCTAGCGAAGAAGCTATTGAAGTGTTAAAATCATTAAAAATGGAGTGATTTATGAATGAAAATATGGCTATGTTTGCCTCAACCTTATTGCACAGCGCAACAAATACCCACTTTTTTCATTGGTCAACCGACTCCTTTAGTAAACACATGGCGCTTGGCACTTATTACGATGAAATCGTTCCATTGGTAGATGACTTAGTAGAAGCCTATATGGGCTGTTATGACAAGCTGACTAGCTTTCCATCTACCTACCATCAACCCAAAGAACCGCTTAAATACTTGGAATCATTGAAGAATTTTGTAGATGCTGCTCGCCAAGATTTGCCGCAAGAAACCCAAATTCAGAATATTATTGATGAAATAGCTCAATTAATAGACTCTACCCTTTACAAGCTACGCTTTTTAAAATAGGAATACATTATGCCAATGGACAAATCAGGCTCGGCACAGAGCGTAGGTAAGAACTACAAGACAGAAGTTGCCGCAGGAAAGCCAAAGAAACAAGCATTGGCAATAGCATTAAGCGAAGAACGCACCCATGCCAAAGGCAAACGCAAGGCTAAATTACAAGCTGCTTACGAAAAGTACATGAAATGAGTAGACAAGACCAAATTCGTGCCGCAGTAGAAAAGCACGATAAGCCTATTCCAAAGACCACAGTCGGCAAAGGCAAGAACTATTTGCCTACCGAACAAGGTGCAGGAATGACGGCTAAAGGTCGAGCAGCTTATAACGCTAAAAACAATAGTAATTTACAAGCACCTCAATCATCCGGCCCAAGACACGATAGTTTCTGTGCAAGGTCTAAAGGATGGAATGGGGAACGAGGCAAGGCAGCTAGAGCAAGGTGGAAATGCTAATGAAAAACGGACTTTATGCCAATATCCACCGAAAGCAAGAACGGATTAAGAATGGCTCTGGCGAAAAGATGCGTAAAGTAGGTTCTAAAGGCGCTCCTAGTGCATCAGACTTTAAACAAGCCGCCAAAACAAGAAAAGAAATCATTACTGACAAAATGAAGGGTATGTAATGAAACACATGACAAGAAGCTATCCGCCAGAAAACGCTATGCTTAGACCCCATGTAGAGTCTACGCTTGAAAAACAAGAAAAGAAGCGTAATAAGCCAAAGCCACAAGAACTAGCAGTAGGCGGTAAGGGCGAAACACTTAATGCTAAAGAGAACGCAAGAATGAGGCGTAAACAAGCATTACATGACGCAATGAACAAAGTTTACGACCCTGATATTGCATAAAAATATGTAGTAGAATAAAGTCCTTATAAATCAACACCTTGAGTTTATATGACAAATAAAGTATCAAAATCTGTAGAAGGCAATCTAAATAGAGCTGGCAGACCTAAAGGAACGCCTAATAAAGCTACTGCGAAGGCTCGAGAGGCGTTTGCTAATTTCGTTGATGCTAACTCTGAGCGTATGCAAGAGTGGCTAGAATCCATTGCTAGTGACCCTAAGCATGGCCCTAAAGTTGCATTTGATTGCCTAATGGCAGTATCTGAATACCATGTCCCTAAACTAGCTCGTACTGAAGTAGTAGGCGATGCTAAAGCTCCTCAACGAATGGTGGTGTCTTGGAAGAAGTCCTAGATATTGAATTGGACTATTGTCCAAGAGATGTATTCTTAGACTTCCATGAACG